AGCTCTGGGTCATATGGCGATTCAGAACCTTTAAACAGATGATACTCCATCTTCTTGCCAGCTAGCGCCGTATCTACCTGGCGCTTCAAGCTAATACCTAGACCGTCACAGTCCCAGGTAAAGTGATCTGCCTGAGCCTGCAGCGCCTTTGCCAGCGCCCAATCCATACCCTCGTTCGCATCGCCTGTTACCTTTTCACTCACATCCAGCACCACGTTGCCATGCCGCAATGCGTACCCTTTGCTATCGCCGCCCTCGTCGCTGGGATCATGCGCAGCTATGATTGCGCCTTCTGGTTTCCAGCCTAGCTTTGTGTGTGCGTCTATCGCGGCATCAAACCAATCTGGCTCGATGATGCTGTCCTGCACTGTATCCAGGTGCTTACCTTCCCATATGTGCTCGTACATTGCACGCGGCAGGTTGCGGTAGTCGTGGTCACGCTCCTGCTCTAGTGGTGTCTGAGTAAACCAGGGATTGTCCTCGTAATTCATACGGATGACCAGGTGCATATCGTCCTGGTACATACCATCACGCGCTAGCTGCTTCTCAAATGGTTTTATGAATCGTTCGGAGAATGCGTCAGTGCTGGACCGCGGATTGCCTGATAGCCATATCTGACTGTCTTGCTCACGTAGTGTTGGTGTCAGCGCTTTCAAGCTATCAAATGATATGGTCTGCGCCTCTTCTACCCAAAACAGGTTGAACCCATACATCGACTTGACTGCCTCTACGTTGCGTGCCAGGCCTCGAAACTTAAAACTCTGCTCGCCGTTGAACAGTATCTGGTTGTTCTGCACCTCAAAGTCTTCTAGCTCATACTTGTTGATCTGTGCGGCTAGTAGACTGTGAACACTGTCATCTATGCTGTTTTGGAACTCACGGAATGCGCCAATCTTGTCACCGCGGAGAGCTCTAAGCAGACACAGACTTGCGAGCCCGTAGCTTTTACCGCTGCCTCTACCGCCGTACACCACGATGAATCGCTGCTTTGCTGTTAGTATTGGGACCAGCTTAGGCGCGATTTGCAGCTTCATCAGTCTAGGTCACCTGGCTGCACAACCTCGACAGTTACGTGATAGTCCTTCTCGATAGGCCTACCGTCTACGCCGCTTATTTCCTGCCTGCTCTTCTCTGTCCAGCCTAGTGTCTGACTCAGATACAGCTTCAGGCTAGCAAAGTCCTTGTCGATGATTGCCTTGTCACGTAGCGTCTTTGCTGCCAGGGCTCCTTCCTTGAATCGACTACGTGTATAAGCGGTAAAAACTCTATCGTCACGCTTGATGATTTCACGTAACGTCTTGTCAGTTATATTAAAATACGTAGCCAGCTGCTCCTGGGTTAATACCGGAGCGAGCTCGCGTATCTCTTCTACCTCTTCATCAGAGAACTTGCGTTCAGGCCTAGCCATACGTGATTACCAGCGCAGATATAATGATGCCAATGAGTGCTACTTCCACTATATGAAGTCCTGTTTGTGGTTCTGCAGCACAACCTGGTGTATACCTTGTGCTGCCCTGTTCTTACGCCTGGCTAACGCTTCTACGTATGCCTGGTGTTCTTTGTGTGTGATTCTGCCACCAGTTTCTAACGCAACCTCATGCAAAGCTATACGCCAATCGTCTGCTTCCTGCGTTCTCTTCAGCTGCCAGTAGGCATTATCGTACTTTGTCGTGTATACGTTCGTGTCGTGATGCCCAGGTTCGAACAGGTCTCTGCTAGTTAAACCTATGGATTCTATCACACTATCACCTTTTGCGCCGCACGCAAAGCAGTACATCAATAGCTTGTGATCAATCACTGCAATGTTCATCGACGGGTTGTTATCGTCATGCACTGGACAGCACGCTGACCACTTGAGCTCGCCGCGTGGTTTTACCTTGTCTAACCTGTCTAATACTTTGTCATACCATGCCATAATTCTGGAGCCCGTAGCGTGGGCTAGACGGCGCACTGCCTGTGTTGGAGTCGCGCTCAAGGAACACTGCACATCAGCACGCTGCCAGTGTTATTCGGAGAAACCCACAATAATTGTGCCAGGTCACCGCTGGCTGGACCTACCTTTAGCGTACCTGATGTTCTGTGACGTTATCCACCGCATAGTTTCATCAAGCGGTTTCTCTGCTACTACCTGGCGCAAACCTGCAGGCGCGCAGTCCATGCTCTCTTTGTACTTCCAGTATGCCCAGCCATGCTTAAAGTTTTTCTGCTTCGCGTACCATAGCAGGGACGAGTACCAGGCCTGCTTACCTTCTTTATCCATGCTTGCCCTGCGCTGTTGTGCACTGCATAGCGGTAGCTTTTTCTTCGCCTTTACAAGCATTTCACCGTTGTCTTTCAGTACAGGCACATCTTTGCTAAACACGTAACCACAGGCCTGGCAGCGTCTGCCTGTCATAGCGCTGCTGCAGACCGGACAGCAGCGTACAATGGGCTCTCGCTCTTCTTGCTTCGTTTGCTGCTTCTCGCTAAACCTGCTTTCCCCATCGTCTAGCTTGTACGGTATTACGTCTTCAGGATAGCAATTAAACTGCTCCAAATTGCCTGCGTGATCGAGCACAGTTGCCTTTTCTTTACCTGGATGTATGCGCCAGCACCTGCCGACACGCTGTATCCAGGCTATCCTGCTCTTTGTCTTGTACGCGTCAATGATGATTTCGACACCAGTATCGTCAAAACCAGTGTTTGTTAGCTTGGAGTTGACCAATATCTTAAAATCACCGCGTTTAAAGTCTTCAAATATGTAATTCTGCAGGTCTTTTTGCATATATCCATCCACATGGACCGCGATCTCTGACCCAATCTCACTGTTGAATCGCTCTACTAGGCTCTTGCTATATGCAATGGACGGCGCAAAGCACAGCGCTCTCCTGGTCAGATTGGCGCTGTGTTTAACGTAATTCTTGACGATATCACCTGCAAGCGTCTTGTCTTCTGACATACGCACGCCTAGCGCGTTGCCGTCATAATCGCTGCCACCCGTGCGTACTGCTTTTGTCTTGACGCCAGCTGTGTCAACTGACCTACCTACAAAGTATTCTGTCTTGCATAGCCAGCCTTCATCAACCAGACCACGCGCACTGCAGGTCACAATGAGATCATCATATAGCCCAGGCGCGCCCATACCTTTTGCATATGGCGTAGCTGACAAACCTATGAATGGCACAGCATTGTAGCGCTGCATGAGCTCTGTAATGCCCTTGTACAGCGTATGGCACTCGTCTACTACAGCTATGTCAAAACCCATGCGTTTGCGCCGTAACGCTGTCTGTATACTTACAATTTGTATGGGTTTACGAGGATCATAGCGCGGGTCATCTGCCTGCATGACGCTATAGTCTGCGGATAGGCTATCGAACACATCTGTTGTTTGGCTTAATAGTTTCAGCCTATCGACAAAAAACACAGCGCGGTAGTCTGGATTGTCAGCGTGCTTTGCAGCTGCGTTGATAAGTATGTAAGCGGCGATATGCGTCTTACCCATACTACATGGCGCTGCAAGCACTGGCCGCTTTTTACCGCTGGCCAGACTCGCTCGTAACGCGTCTACTGCAACTTGCTGATGCTGTCTAAGGTTTACTGACATTTGTTATTCTTTGTTCTTCACGGATTGCATCTTGGTAATCCATCTCGCTAACTGCGCCATATAAAACTATAATTATGGCGCAAGCGATTGAATATTTTCCCTTTTCTACCGTTGTCATTAAAGGTTCTCCACCAGTTTTTCGAGCCATTCTTTTGTAACTTCACGCATTGTGCACTGCAACATATGCTGCAGATGCGTGATACTTTTCAGGTCAGTTACTGTTGCAAACTTTACCATCGCGGCACAGATATCGTGCGAATCGATGCCATGTACGCAAACGTCAGTCAGTACGTTGTGTGCTAGGTCAGTGTTGTCATATGCGGTGTCAAAAAATATACCTTGTGCCTGCATGATCGTGTCATAATCGACAAGATCCCAGTCTATTTTACCTTCCCAGACAGCTGGCTCTATGTCAGCCAATATATTGATCAACCGCAGGTTGCCTTGTGGAACGTGCTGTTTAGCTTCTATTAACGACATCTCTGCAATCTTTTCGTTAAATTGTTGTACGTTGTTCATTTACCGTGAGTCCTGTGTCATTTGTGTTGTGTTCCTACTGCCGAACCCGCAATTAAGCGGGTTAGGTAGTTTAGAGTATAAACTCTGCTGTTGCGCGGTATCCGTACATGGATTTAACGTAGTATCGCGCTAGTTT